GGTTAATGGCATGGATTTGCAGGAATGCAGCTCTGTGTATGCGACAGCGTAGGCGTGAGTGCGAGGATCTTTGATATAAGTTAGTTCGTTTCCAGCATAATATCTAGATCCTGTGATGGCTTTCTTTATGTCTCTCACAATCACGACTTGCCCGTTGGTCAAAATGGACCTTTTCGATATGAATTCCAAGTCCCACCAAGGTCCAAAATTTAGCATCTTAGCTGCCTGACCTAACCCATGAGCTCGGCCGCTCCTTGGAGCATCATATATCTCCCAAAAGGCTCTCGTCCAATTTTCGACTTGGCTGTTTTTAATCCAGAGACAAGCATCGTCGCCCGATACGAAATACAGAATATCGTCGTATAATATTCCAGCTCGTGCTGCCGTGAATAAGCCGTAATAAATGACTCGTAGAGTATTGCCTAACGTTGTCTTAGTTGGGTGTCCGCTAAACGTGGTTCCGAGTAATACGAATTTGCCCACGTACTCCTTGTTGATCGTGACGTGAAGGTTGGCTACGTGATCCTTAAGAATATCTAAGACCTCGTATGCTAGTCTCGTCGAGATAGGGAAGATTTCGAGAAATTTCGGAAATACCAAATCCATGAAACGATCGTCTACAGCACGCATCAATTCGACGTGTTGATTGGAATCATGAGCTGAGCCATCCCATGAAGTACGGATCCAATCGTGAGGATTTTTGTCGGAGAAGAAGTCATTGATTTTAAGTGCTAATTTTTTAGAATTCATGGCGTGAATGAATTCTTTATACCAGTGCTTAGCTACAGCAATAAAAAACTGCTGACACCAAGCGACAAACATCATACGATCTTCCGGATCCCAAATCAAACGAGCTCTAGCGCTAAATACCTCATGACTGGTAGCGTAATTGAACTCGCCACTTTTAACCATCGCTGTAAAATTGGGATGGCCGTAACCGAGAAAATGACCGACGTTCAAGATTTTAGTAATATAATCACAGTATTTTTTCTTTTTACTTTCTGGCCAAGCCTTTTTCTCAGCACACCAATCTTGAGCGTTTTGTACCTCAAAGTTCGGGTATCCGAACAGCTCCATTCTTATTGTCATGTCATCATTGACAAATCTGTCGAAATCTCTAAGCACATTGGCGTCTGGAGCGTTGGTACTAGCCAAATGTCTATTCGTGATCGCGCAAACCAAGGTCGTGGCGTGTTTATGATCAAAAGTATACGGCTCAACAATTTTACAAATGGAGCCAACCGGAGTGTATAACTGGGGTCCACTGATTGGGTAGTCTTTGTCGATGTATGTCCGCATTATTTGCTCGTCGGAGATTTTGAGCCTCTCCAAGACTTCACTCGGTTCGTAAATTTTGAATCCATCTGGAGTCACGAACATCGAGAAAGCTCGACTCCATTCTAGATTCACCTCGTTCAATCCGCACCTAACCAGGTATCCGCCGACGTCTCCTTCTGGCACCTCTAAGATCTCGTCATAATACACGGTGTATTCGCTGTCCATTTCAACCTCTCTTGCGAAATTGTCTGGCATATACCTTTCCAAGAACTCGCCTTGTTCTCCTTCGAAGTCTTCGTCGACCTCAGTCCAATCGTGCGATTGAAAACTGAGTCCTGTTTC